GGAAGCCATATCTACAGAAGACATTTTATCTACGATTTTCAAGGTATCTTCGGCACTCGTAATACCATAACCTTTTCTCGCAGAAGTTAAATATTTTGTAGCATCTTCAGACGATAATTCGCCAACTTTGCTAAGTTTGATAGAACTCTCAGCAAGTTTATTAGACTTTTCAACACTTTGTCCCTGTTTCATCCATTCAGTAGAAGAAGCAGCAACATCTGTACCAGTAGCTTTTAATTGATGTCCCATATCTGAGTATGTCTTCATCAAATCTTTGGCTTTATCATTTGATACGCCAGTAGCCATCTGTAAATTTGTCATGGCACTATCTACATCGTATGTGTTTTGCACCATTTCTTGTGCTTTGTTCATACCAGCCTGTAAGATACCATATGTTCCTACAAACTGAGAAATCTGACTAAATCCACGTTTAACTTCTGAAAACATTGAATTTCCAGTCAATCCCCTTGCAGAAATTTCAGACTGTATTTTCTTAAAGTCTTGATTTGCTCCTTGTAATTCACCTTTGGTTGTTGCAGACTCAGACTTCTTTGCAATATCTTCTAAGACATCGCCGTAATCCTTAGCAGCTTTGGTATTATTCTCCATATAAGTTCTGATCTTATTTGCTTGAATACTACCTTCACCAGGATTAAGTGCCTTGCTCTGAGTTGTGCCGAGAATTTTCATCTCATTGTTTAATTTTTCATATGATTGGATTACTTTCTCATTCTGCTTAATGATCGCATCCTGATTAGCAGTTGAAGGATTTGTTTGGTATTGAGTATGTAATTCCTGCAAGCCTTTTACATTCTTTTTATATTCTTCAAAAGACTTATTCGCATTTTTGTATTCTTCGCTACCACTGTAATACTCACTAAGTTTCTTGTGTTGTGCAGCTAAATTAGCATCATATGATTTATTCCCAAGATTCCTAGAAACATTTTGCACATAAGAATCTTTTTTCTCTTGTTCTTTTAAAAGAGCTTGATTAAACCAATTACTATATTGTTCCTCTTGCTTGGCTTGTTTTTTAGCTTGTTTCTCTATATCGCTCTTCAATACTTTATTAGGGGAAGAGTTTAATAAAGATAGACTATTTGTAGCATTTTTATCATATTGCTCAAGTTTTGAATGAGCATCAATTAAAAGGTCACGATTTTTTATAGTTGGGTCCTTTTTAAAGTTCCCGTACATTTTATTAACTTCTTTACGTTGCTTTTCGTAGTCAAGCATACTGCTTAAAAAAGCATTGTATTCTTTGCTATTGTTATCAACGTAGCCAGAAAATTGTTTTTGATATTTTCCAGATTTTGAAGCAAATTTTTTCGCTTGAATGTCGGACTCAATTTTAGCAGCTTTCTCATTTAGTTTTTTCTGTTCTGCTTGATATTTTTTATCAGCTTTAGCCTGATCCTTTAATGCTTTATTTCTTGCTTTCTCTTGTTCTTTAAGAGCTTGATTTGCATATTGATAAGCAGTATCTGTTGAAACATCTTCTTCTTTTGCGATCTGCTTTGTAACGTTAGCCATTTCTTTGGCTTGGTCTTTTGCACGTTTAACAAGACCTTTATCAATAGATGTTTCCCCACTAGTATAGAATGTCCCAGAAGCATGTTTCATCTGTTTTTGAATTGCAGATTTACTATATTGTACATATGATTTTGCCTGAGCATTTGCCTGCCTTTTAATTTGGTTATTGAGTGTCGTATTTGTTGATCCGCTTGTTCCAACAGTAGGATTAATATGTACGTCCCTGTCTTTTACAAGATCAGCCAACTGAGATTCAACATCACCTTTATTAAGTATTGCTTTAATGACGGCTTGAAAATCCATTTACTCACCTCTTTCATAATTTTGTGCATAACAAAAAAGAGCCTAAAAAATAGACTCTTTACGTTTCAATATATAATTAGCAGACGGTCAGGGAATCGAACCCCGATCTCTGGTTTTGGAGACCAGTATAATTCCATTATACCAACCGCCCGTGAGAGCAATGATCAATTACTTGTTACTTATTGTTTAACTAATTGCTGTCAAACATGGTTTAAGTACCCATGTACCAGTAGGGAAGTCATAAAGATGTGATAAAACATATTCATGTGCTTCGATAACTGAACCAACATTTACCTCTGTATGTATAACTATTCCTCCGCCATACATACTCCATTCAGCACAAATAAGTGTATAGTAATTTTTTCTATTCTCTATCATCATAACATCATCTCCTACTATATAAGTGGTGTTACGTCATAGATTTTGTTGTGTAATTGATCATTGCGAGTTTGAGTATATCATAGTAATATATTGTATGTATACAGGTATCTTTTTTCCAATATTACAAATCAGACAAAGAACCTTGTTTTCCTTCTTTAATACCGTCTTTTGTAAAGTATTTTCCGAAGTCATCTTCTGCGGATGAATCGTTGTAAATACCAACCAATTCCGTAGAAGACCATCCAAAGAATTCTTTAATAACATCAATCGGAATATTCTTCTTTGCGAAAGCAGTACAAGTATAATGTCTCATACAATGGTAGTAGAAGTCTACGTCTAACATCTCTGAAAATTCAGCTGTCCATTTATCAAGATTGGATCTACGATGCCAGCCATTTTTATCTTTCGTTACAAAGATATCGTCAATATCAACGCCAAGTTCTTTACGTTGTTTATCCCATAGATCAATATATTTTTTGACATCAACAAGGATAAATTTGTTTAACTGCTTACCTAGTTTACCACGACCCTTGGTACGAATCTTTGGCGTTTTATATAAAGCACCATCAAATTCAAGAGCATCTTCAGTAAAATAAGACATCTTCATCTGGATAATTTCGGACTTTCTCATTCCAGAATAAGCAGCAATAGCGATAG